AAACAAGGGGGCAAAGTCATAACCAAGAGGGTTAATCAGGACGAGTATATTAAGATTTGCTATCCAAAAGGCGGGGGCGCGCCGGTGGCAGGGGAAACTCACAAATACAAAAAATTAACAAAAAGATAATTTAATAATCGTATGTCAAAACAACTAATATCCAAAAGCATTTCGTTTGACAACTTTGACGAGTATGCAAAGGCCTTTCAAGCGATCAGCGCGAGGCCTGATGTCAAGATTGTTAATGCAAGTGGCAGTGTTAGAACAGACGAAAACGGCAATAAGTTTTCAAAGTTCAGCATTGGTTGGGAAGAAAACGAAACTCTATAATTAAGTAGCTGGAAATCGCCCATTTCAGCTATATGCCAAAACAAAAAAAAGAGATTGCAGAACCTATCACCGAGATTGAAAATGAAAATAAAGATAACGAGAAGCGCGATTTTAGCGGTTTAATTAAGCAGGTGGAAGCAGAATATCAACTCGCGTGGTGGTTTATGAAGCCCAAACTTGACGAGTGGGCTGTAAGATTAAAACTTTATAACAACCAAAAGAGGGATAAAACTGCCGTCGGCGATCCTCTATTATTTACTATCCACCAAACTGTGTTGGCCGCGCTTTATAGCGACCGGCTCGGGGTGGATTTTTTAGGTAGAGAGGAAGGCGACGAGGAAATAGCCGAGAACTTAAACTCTTTGGCCGAGTTTGATTATGACGAAATGGAAAAGGACGAGATTGACTATGACTGGGACTGGAACGCGTCGTTTTTTGGCAGAGGGCTTTTAATAAACTTTGAGTTTGACAGAAAGTTGAAATGTCCGACGCCGGAAGTCGTTGATATGATGACTTGGTTGCGCGATCCGCGCGCGACTTCTGTCAATGGCGATAAAAAGGGCAGGGGCGCAATGAAGTTTGGCGGCCGGGAAATAAGGTTGTCGCAAATGGATATGGACAGAGCCGGCATTTATTTTAATTATAAAAACTTAAAACCGGACACAACCGATATTCGTTCACTGGTTGATCAGAGCGCGCAGGCCAGAGGGGAAGCGCAGGGGACTGGCGATGTCAGCAAGTTTGCCGATTTGAAGGGCGATAATGCCGACAGCCGTTGTTTGGAGTGGTTCACGCATTGGAACGGTAAAAAGATTTTGGTTACTTTGGCCGACAATCGCAAACGAGTAATTAGATATACAGAAATTAAACAGGACGAATGGCCGATCAATGACAGGGCTATTTATCCTATGGCTCACGACTGGGACGGCGTGTCTATTCCTGATTTGATTGAGGATAAACAAAGGGCAAGGTCAGTCGTGCAGAACTTGGGGCTTGAAGGCATTAAGGTTGGCTTAAATCCGACTTATTTATTTAATACCAATAAAATTACCAATCGAGGCGACTTGAATGTTGAGTTTAACAAGCATATTCCGGTTGACGGCGATCCGAAAGGCGCGATTGAGCAGGTTCAACGCCAGCAGGTTAAGGCAGAGGTCAACTGGATTTTAGAGGTTTTAGATGTAGCCGCGCAAAAAGCTACGGCCACGCCGGATATTCAGCAAGGTATGCAAACAGAGGATAAGCGCACGGCCACCGAGCTTAATCTGCAATCAGCAAAGGTTGATACTCGCTATTCATTATCAGCAAAGATATTTGGCTGGTCAGAAAAAAGGTTTTGGAAACAATGGTATAGACTTTATAAAACGCATTTCAAAGAGGATATTGACGAAAAGGTTGTCAGAATTGTCGGGGCTATGGGGGCAAAGTGGCGCGCTTTAACTCGGGAAAATATTATTGCTAACACCGATCCTGACATTAAAATTGAGAGTAAGGTTATATCCGAAGCGTTAAAAATCAACGAACTGCAAAAATATAGATTATTCGTCAAAGACATTATGGCCACTGATCCGCAGAGTGCCAATGTTAGGTTTGCGCTTGAAAAGATAGGGCGATTGTCCGGCTTTACCAAAGAGGAAGTGGAAATGGTTTTACCGCCGACAGTTGACGAAAGAAACGCCGAAGCTGAAAACGAATTGCTTGACAATGGCAAGTTAGTGCCGGTGCAGGTTTATGACGACGATTTTATTCATTTAGAGGTTCACAATAAGGCGGCAGATACTCCCGAGAAAATCGCTCATTTGAAAGCACACGAAAAGGCGTTAATGTTAAAGAGGGTTAAGCCCGAGTTTGATATGGCTCGCAATAGGCCGGATCAGCCAGTTGAGGAAGCTAATATGCCGGCAGAGTTTGTTAGAAGCAATAGCGCGCCAGCCGGAAGGTCAATGCCACAATTAAATCAATAACTTTATGCCAGTAAAAAAAACAACAAAAAAGACAGCCAAGAAGTCAGTCAAAAAAACGGCCACAAAGAAAACGGCAAAAAAGGCCGTGCCGGTTATGACGGTAGAAATACCAAAACAGCCAGCGCCGACTTTGGTTGAAAATGTTAAAACTGCTCTTGACGCATTAACGGCCAGTCCGGGTTGGCAGATTGTCCGCAAGATATTGGACGATAACATAAAATATTTAGAAAGCGCGATTTTGGAAAAGGTTGATCCGAAAACTAAAATGCCAATCAGCGACGCAGAGGTAGAGGAATTAAGGTTTAAGCGCAATTTAAACATTGAGGTCAGGGATATACCACAGACTTATAAAAAGCATTTGGACGATACCGGCGTAGTGCCGAAAGAGTTTGATCCGTATTTCAAGACACGCGAGGAAATAAAGAAAGCAGAGGAATTATCAAGGCAGTAATGCTCTTTAACAACTGAATATTAAATTGTCCGTGTAGTAAAAAAATCGCAGACGATTTGCGAGGTTCGTTGAAGCCGTCTTACTCTGTGAGGGGCTTTGGCGATTTCCTACTTACAGACTGCGCAAGCAGTAAAAAGTAGGCGGTTTCAATGAGCTTCGCAAAAGCTCTGCCGTTGGATTTAGTCAATCCGACGAGGTCAGGTAGCAATATCTGATAGCCACAAAAATTAAGTTATCGGCATTTCTTAATTATGTGTGTATTAACTAAAAAAATATGCCAGAGATTGAAAACAATCAAGCCGCCGGCGCAGGCGAAGGTCAAGGCGCAGGCGAGAACAGCCAAGCTGGTGCTGACAATAACCAAGCTAACAACGCCGCCGGAAATGAGGACGCCGGCGACGGTGATCAGGGCGGTGAAGGCAAAAACAAAAATGGCCAAGAAGGCCAAGACGACAAAAATGCCAAAGCCCCCGAAGGAACTCAAAAGAAGGACGATATTGAGGACGACGACGGCGCAGAGCCGGCAACTCGTTCAAATCTAACAAGACAAGATTTCATTATTGGTCGTCAGAAAGCCAAACTTGCCAAGAAGGCGAAAGCTAACGAGGCAGGCGAAGGTGGCGACAATAACGACGAAGGCGACGAGGACGACGACGAAATCGCGCCAGAGGACGAGAAGTTAATCAATAAAGTCTTTCAGAAAAACATTGCCCCAATCGTTGAAAAAACACAGCAGATAGAGGACGACAAAGAAATCAATGCGTTTCTAACTGCAAATCCCGACTTTAAGCCATTTGAGGCGAAAGCCCGACGCTATATACAACACCCGAGCAGACGACATTTGCCTGTAAAAACTATCTTTTACGAGGTAGCCGGCGACAAACTTTTAAAGATTGGCGCTGACAGGAAAACGAAAGCTGACGAGGAAGCAAAAGGCACGCAGACTGGTGGCGGATCAAACCGCGCCGGAAGCGGTGGCGAAAAGCCAATATGGGAAATGTCCAAAGACGAGTTTGAGGCAGAAAAAGAGAGGGTCAGACGAGGCGGAAATTAACCAAATCAACCTCTCACAAGTTAGTCTTATAAATTAAGTTATTTAATTAAACAAAATGCCGACAACTACACGAACAGAAATCCCAGCAGAAGTGAACAATTTTTATGACAGAACTCTACTTGATAGAGCTGTCGCATTATTTGTCCACACTCGTTGGGCGCAGGTTAGGGACTTACCACGAAACGCTGGAACGAAAGTTATCAAGTTTCGCAGGTATGGCAACCTAACTGCCGCTACTACTCCGCTAACAGAAGGCGTAACGCCTGCGGGTAGTCAGTTATCGGTAACCGATATTACTGCAACCGTCGCTCAATACGGCGATTTCATTACGGTTACTGATGTTGTGTCTTACGAAAGTAAAGACGCAGTGTTAATGGAAGCGTCCGAACTTATGGGCGATCAATCCGGCGACACATTAGATCAATTAACTCGTGATATTCTTAATGCTGGCACAAGCGTTACATATTCCGGGACAGGCAACACCGCTACTGCTGATGTCGCCGCTGGTGATGTTATTACTTACGGCAACTTGGACGCCGCCGTGCTGATATTAAAGAATAATAACGCCAAAGTTATTACACGACAGATTGACGCTTCAACTGGTTATAATACTACTCCGATACCGGCTTGCTATATCGGAATTATCCACCCTGAAATTACCGCCAAAGTGGCCACATTTACAGGTTGGACACCGGTTGAGAAATATCCAAGTCAAGCAAGCGTAATGGAAGGCGAAATTGGCTCTTATAGCGCTAATGGTAGCAAGATCAGATTTATTGAAACCACTAACGCAAAGGTCAAGACTGGCGCAGGCACAGGTTCTATTGATGTTTATTGCACCTTGATTTTAGCCGCTAATGCTTACGGTATTAGTCGCGTATCAGGCGAGGCAATGAAAAACATTGTTAAACCTCTTGGCTCTGCCGGTTCAGCCGATCCGTTGGATCAAAGGGCTACTTCCGGTTGGAAGGCAACTTTTGTCGCTAAAATCCTTAATGAGGACTTTTTGACAAGAGTTGAGAGTGCGAAAGTATAGTCGCTTTTGAGGGAAGTCGCTCGCCAAAGCCATAATTATTAAGTAATTATTTAGGAAGGTCTTATGACTAACAAAGATAAAAACATTGCTACCGATCCGCTTTTGGACGACGAAGGTCAATCAAAAGCGCCGGAAGCGCCGGCACGAATACCGCCGGCCGTTGATCAAAACACTTCTGCGACTGCACCTGCCAGCGACGAAAGTCAAAAGGCAGAACCGGACGCCGAACCTGATCAACCTGATACACCGCCACAAGCACCTGAAACACCAACTCCGATTGCTACTCCCGACGCAAGTCCAGAGCCGCCAATTGTTGCTGATGTTAAAAAGAATGTGTCTGCGAACGAGGCAAAAAGTAAGGATATAATCGCGGAAACGAAAGCTATCCTGAAAAAAAAGCCACACACCAATTTTATTATTCCGTTAGCTGACGGCGAAGCCGTAGGATCATTTGAAACCGTCCAAATTAACGGATATAAATTGACGATACAAAAGGGAGTTATGGTCAATATCCCTGTGCCAGTGGCGAATATTCTTGCCGAAAAATACCGTATTGCTATGACGGCAGGGCAAGACAAAAGAATTGATCGCGCGCCTGATGTTCAGGACGCATTGAGTTAAAAAATATAAGGTCGTTTAACTCAAAAGAAAGATTAAAAAACTCACATAATACAATCCTATGCCAAGAAATTATGTTGAAAATGTGTGTTTAAAAGCACCGGGTTTAGCAATCAAAACAAGTTCAAGCCCGACTGTTAAATACGCAAACACTTTCGCTGTAAAGGCCAACGGCATTATTTCCGTTGATACCACTACGGCGGACGCGCCTGCATTGTCAACTTCAAAAGGAGTTAATAATGCGGCCAGTTCCAATTTGGCAGACGACTACCAACGCGTTTATACGCTACTTGCGGCCGTCAATGCCACAACTGGGGTTATCACTTGCACTTGGGTTCACGGCAACGATTTTGCTGTCGGTAGAGCGCCAAAGATGAGTGATATTAACTTCGGAAATCCTGAAAACGACGACGAGCAAAAGGCCGTTGTTGGTTTCTTGGTTGTCAAAAATCAAACCGGTGCTGATTTTGTTCCCGGCACAACCGCATTAGACGACGCCACAGAGGACAATATCACAGCCCAGTATATTGACAACTACGGATTTATCGGAATGTAAGTCATAGGAAATCGTCAAATTATAAGCAATCAATATGATTTTTACGAAGTTCGCAACATTAGTCCGCTACTATACCAAAACTAATTCAACCACCTTTACTGACGCTGATATTTTAACGCTGGCAAATATTTTCAAAGACGATTTTGCCGCCGAAATATCAAAGGCGGTGGGTGAGGATTATTTTGGCTTGCGTTTTGAGCGAGATTTATTAGCTGGACAGCGTGAATACGACTTGCCGGCTGAAATTATGGGGCGGATTAAGTATCTGCAAGCGAAACTGGACGGCACAAATTGGGAAAAATTAAACGAAACCGATTTATCTGTTTATGGCAAGGCGCTTGACGAAAGCACGATCCAATCTATCTACGCCGAGAAAAGCCCGGAGTTTGATATTTGGGATCAGGGCATTTATATTTTGTCGGGCGACGCCATTATAGATGTAACGGACGGATTAAAACTTTGGGCGATTATCTTTCCGGCTGACTTCACTTCTCTATCATCAACAGAGGATATGTCAACACCGCCGAACGATTACACTCACGGTTTCCCACGCCAATTTCACGAACTATTAGCACGGCGCGTATCCATTGCTTATAAGTCAAGTAAAGACAAACCGTTGCCTCTATCCGAAAAAGAAAAACTTTTTGAGGTAGATTTAGCAACAAAAATCAATTCAATGAAGGACGCGAACCTTGATCGGTCGGTCATTCCGTCCGTGCCTTCTAACGACGGAAGCGATTATTAACCTTCCGTAATAAGAAACTTAATAATGCTTATGAAATACACAGCAAAAATTACCGACGCTAAAAAAATGGATTATCTTGCCGATAATACCACTGTTTTAGATGTCGCGTTTGACATTCTGCTTGACGGCGAGGTGGTCGCTGAACGCAGATTGGCTTTCCCATTAGGGACAAGCAAGGAAGCGATAACCGCCGAAGTCAAGGCATATTGCCAAATGTATGAGAACGATCACGCACTTGCGGCCGAAGCTCAAAAAAGAGCAAAGGACGACGCAGAAGCAGACAAGGTGCTTGACGAACTCAAAGGAATTGATGTTGGCGAAGGGCAAGCTGACCAAGCCATTGATCCAACACCAGTTGACGAGGACGAGGAATAAGTCATTTTTGGAAGTCGCCAAGTGAAGTCGCCAAGTGAAATTGCCACTTAATAAACTCACATTAAAAGGATAATACTATGAATATCTTTAACCGATCCAAAGTTGGATTAAAAGAAAATGTGGAGTATAAATTAACCGGTGCTGACGGAAAAGTTAAACCACTTTTCAAAGCGAATAAGTTATACACTTGGTTAATGAAAAAAGGTTTTGCTTCTAACGACTTAACCTCTCCACTATTCGGGCGCTTTGTTGACAGTATGGTCATTTCCAACTTGATCACTACTGCCGGAGTTGCCGGTATCGCCGCTCGTATAAACGGTTCAGGTTCGCCTGCCGCTTATACCTATATCGCGTTAGGCACTGGCACAACCGGTGCGGCTGACGCCGATACACAGTTGGAAGCTGAAATTACGACCTCTGGGGGCGCTCGCGCTTCCGCGTCGGTTTCAGTCGTTACCACTGACACTGCCGGTGATACCGCGCAGTTGGTCAATACATTCAACTTCACTACTGGCGGAACTTTCGCCATTACTGAAAGCGGTGTATTGAACGCCGCCTCAACCGGCACACTTCTTGCTCGTCAAGTTTTCTCTGCAATCAATGTTGCTTCCGGCGACAGTTTGCAAGTTACTTGGAAGTTTGATGTTGACACTGCCTAATTTACGGCTCTATTCTGCCCCCTTTTTTGGGGGCAGTATTAGGGTTATAAATAACTCTAAAAAATCGGGGGGATTGGCTTGCCGCCAAAAATTAACAAAGAGGATTAACATAATCCTAAACTTTAAAAAAAGGACGGACACAGCACTTTCCCCCCGCCCTTTATAAACTAAAATGAAATCGCTATGGACTTACAAAACAAAAAAATCCTAATTGGAATACCCAGCGCGTCCGGGTATATGTCGGCCTATGTGGTTGACGGCTTATTTAAACTAACAAGGCCTTGCGCAACAAGTATGTTGATAATTGAGCGTCAGGCAGTTGACGCCGCGCGAAACTTCCTTGTTGAAATAGCCGTGCGTATGCAAGTTGATTATTTATTCTTTGCCGACGACGACGGAGTATTGCCACCGGACACACTGGTTAAACTGGTTGAGGACGACAAAGATATTGTGGGTGCGCCAATGGTAACGAGAAATGCAAGAGATAATGGCGAACACGCGCTTTGTTGCTTTGAAAAGTTTGACTTCTATATCGGCGACGGCAAGACGATAAATAAATATCGCTCAATGGAAAAATTGGAAACAGGCGATAAATATTTACAGCAGGTTGACGGAATAGGCGCGGCCTGTATGCTACTAAAACGATCAGCGTTTGAGGCACTATTTACCAAACACAACGGCCGGCCGTTTGAGTTTATACACGAAGTCCACGAAACCAAAGAACACGGCATAACATTGCGCAATATTTCAGAGGATATGTGTTTTTGCGAAAGGGCAAGAGAGGAAGGTTTTGCCATTTGGGTTGATAGCCGGATCAGGCCAGTTCATTTGGGAAAACCAAATATGGCTCGGTTTGAAATGGAAGGTGAGGAATTGCCAAAGTTAAATACTCCAATTAAGGGCGGAATAACATTGTCCGAAAATCTAACATCTAAACAAGATTATGAAATTAAAAAAAGTGATTAAAAACTTAATTAGTTATTTCAGGTGGCTTTTTAGAAAACCTACTATTAGTTTTGATCGTAAATTAAAAAGTAATGATGTTGTTCAACTTTTTAAAGAAAAAAGATTTTATGAATTAAATCAATTATTGCCAAGATTAAATGGTTGGACAAGAAAAAAGTCGTTGTTATTTTTAGGTGTAGTTTTTATAACAGGGTTAGTTTTATCTTTTATTTTTCAAAATCCAGCACCACTCATTTTAGCGGTTATAGGGAGTATAAGTTATGGAAGTGAATATACCACCAGTCAGGCTTGTAATGCTGTTAGTTGTGATACAATAGATTCAACTCATTTTGTATTAGTACATAGAGGGGGTGATGTTTTTTACCAACTTTATGCCCGTATTTGTACTATTTCAAATGGTAATGAAATATCTTTCGGAAGTGCATATTCTCTTGGTGATTGGTCTGGTTTAGTTCCAAGCGTTTCTGTTCTAGATTCAACACATTTTGTTATGGCTTATTATGCGGAAGCAGCCCCAGCAAGATTTGTATGTATGATTGGTACTGTAAGTGGTAGTACAATATCTTTTGGAAGCGAATATACAGCTCAAGAAACAGGAAGGGCTGGAAATGTAGCAGTTTTGGCATTAGATTCTACGCATTTTGTAATGGGCTATGGTGATAGTACTGCTAATGATGGTAGTTTAATCTATGGAACAGTATCGGCTGGTGATGAAGTTTCTTTTGGCTCAATTACTGATTTTGAAACAACTGGAACACCTGATACTGTTAGTTTAGCTAAGATAGATTCCGCTACCTTTGTTGTTTGTTATAGGTATGGAGGAACTACTGGATATTGTCGTGTATGTACTGTTAGTGGTACAACAATTACAGCTAACACAAGACACGCTATACAAGGTGGAAATTCATCAACGATAGACTGTAAATCATTAGATTCAACGCACATAGTAGTCGCATATGCAGATAAAGGAGATAGTGGCAAGGGAAAAACTGTTATTGGTGTTATATCTGGTACTGCCATAACATTCGGTAGTGAATATACATTTAATAATGCTGATACTGGTGGTGGTTCTTTAAGTGTAGATATTTTAGACTCTACACATTTTATCGTTGCATATAGTGATATTGGTAATTCTTCTTATGGTACAGCTGTTTTAGGAACGGTATCCGCTGGTGATGAAATAACTTTTGGTTCTGAATATGTGTTTAATGGTGCAGCTACTTATGATATTAGTATTACTTCATTAAATGGTTATAATTTTGCTATTGGGTATAGAGATTTAGGTAATTCTGATTATCTTACTGCGATAGTTGGAACAGAATCAGGATTAGCACCAAAAACAAAGGAATTGACAGAAATTATTGCAATGTCGTCTAATTTAGGAAATCAAACTGGTAAAACCTTTCTAGCTTCATTATCTGTTACGCCAGCATACAGTAGCGTTTTAACAGTTGTTAGAACATTAACGGAGGCAATCGCAGTTGTACCAATATTTGTTATGGTTGCAACTTTTTATAAAGTATTATTAGAAGTGGTAACTATTATAGGCACAAAATTATTACAATCAGCAAAAATCTTTGTTGAAAGTTTCATTGTTAATCCGGTTTTTGATAGATTGGTTACGGCTTATCGGGAGTTTGTTGAGGTAGTGGTGGCCGTGCCAGCAATACTTAATCAATCAGCAAAAATATTTATTGAAAATATTAAGGCGTCCCACGCCTATGAAACAGTTTTGACAGCCGTTAAAATATTATCAGAAGTTGTTGTAACTGGTTTAAATACAATTTTTAACACTACGAAAACATTTATTGAAAATATAAAAGTAGTTGGAAATATCGTAAAAGCAATGGCCAATAGGGTGTTTACAGAAGTTTTAAGTATTGTTAATCCGGTTTTTGATAGATTGGTTACGGCTTATCGGGAGTTTGTTGAGGTAGTGGTGGCCGTGCCAGCAATACTTAATCAATCAGCAAAAATATTTATTGAAAATATTAAGGCGTCCCACGCCTATGAAACAGTTTTGACAGCCGTTAAAATATTATCAGAAGTTGTTGTAACTGGTTTAAATACAATTTTTAACACTACGAAAACATTTATTGAAAATATAAAAGTAGTTGGAAATATCGTAAAAGCAATGGCCAATAGGGTGTTTACAGAAGTTTTAAGTATTGTTAATCCGGTAATTGAAATATTAAACATTTATACAAAAGTTTTAAGCGAAGTTTTAAATGTAGTTGAGATTACAATGGAAAAAGTATTGAGCGCAGTTAAGGTTTTAATTGAGCAAGTTATTATTGCGCCTGTCTTTTTAACTGTCAGCACTTTTTATAAAGTATTAAGCGAAGCGATTACGGCAACTGACAGCTTAATTAAGGCGGCCGGCCGTAGCTTTTTGGAAGCGGTCAATGTCGTTTCAAACAAGACGACTGAAATCGCACGCTTGTTTGTTGAGAGTATCAGCGCGGTTGATTTGTCGGTGGGTATGCAAAAAATAAAACTCTTTGTTGAGAGTTTGATTGTCGGCGGCTCAATGATTTTTAGCACTTCAAGGATATTTGTTGAAACGGTTATCGTTAATTGGGCGAAACTTACGCATAGGGCTTTTATCTTTACGGACAGATTGGTCGTCAGGGTTGTATCCGCGCCATTCACTATTGGCAAACTTTTAATTGAGAGAATTATCGGGGCGACGACTTGGGCTTTTGAAAAAACGCAGTTTATTGAGTTGACTGATGTTGTGAAAGTTGTTGCCAGTTTTACTAAAAATAATTTCAGGGTTTTTTCGGAACGCATTATAGTTGCCGGCTCGGTTGTCTATCAAACGGCAAGGACATTTATTGAAAGCGTGGCTGTCAGTGTCGGCAGTTTTGTGGCCGCTCGCGCATACTATTTTACAGAAACGGTATCGGTGGCTGGGACTTTTGTTTTGGGAACGATCAGCAAACTGCTCACCGAAGTTTTGAAAGTCAGGATTATCTTTACCGAAGGCAGAACCAAAATAATGACGGAAATTGTGGCTGTTTCAAGCAGTATGGTTTCCAGCATAAGCAAGATTTTTGTTGAAGTTGTTAATGTTATTTCAAGCAAGACGGTCAATTTAGGCAGGATATTTACGCAGACAGTCAGGGCAGTTGATACGACCCTATTTAAGAAAACGCAATTTAAGATTTTAACCGACAGCGTCAGGGCAAGCGTCAGTTTTATTAAAGATACTGGCAGGGTATTTGTTGAAAGCGTTGTCGTTATCGGCTCAATAGGAAGCTGGGCGATCGGCAAGTTGCTGGTTGAACCGGTGAAAGTCATTGCCTCTTATTTGGGGACTTGGACGCTGGCTAGGGTATATTCGGAAAGCGTCAGTGTAGTTTCTAATTTATCTAATCAAGCCGGCAAAATACTTACCGAAACAATCAATGTAATCGGGGCTTTTGTGTTAGGCACTATTTCCAAAGTTTTAACTGAAACAGTCCTTATCTACGACACCATAGCCAAATCATTGCCAAAGGTATTTTCAGAGAGCGTTGCCGTAGTTAGTGAGAGTTTTAATCAGGGTGGAAAAATCTTTACCGAAACGGTCAGTATTATCGGGCAGTTTGTTTTGGGGACAATTTCAAAACTCTTAACCGAAGTGGTTAAGGTTTATGACACCTATTTGAAGGAGTGGACTTTGAGCCGCGTCTTCACCGAAACCGTGAGCGTGGTCAGCGAAGCACTTAATCAGGCAGGAAAAATCTTTGAGGAAGTTGTGTCGGTTGTCGGCACATTCGTTTTAGGCACTATCTCAAAGGTGCTGGTTGAAGTCGTGAAGGTTTATGAGGTCTTTAATAATTCAATCACAAGAGTTTTTTCAGAAATAATCAGTGTTTCTGGCGCGGTTTATAACCAAGCCGGCAAGATATTCTCGGAAGTTTTGAGCGTAGTCAGCGCAATGGGGAGTTTCGTTATAGGCAAACTGTTGCTTGAAACAGCAAAAGTCGGGCAAAGTTTGACCAAGACAACCAGCCGGATATTTACGCAGTTTATCGTGGTAACGCACAGCGCGGTTAAGTATCTGTCGGGCAGGATATTTTCTGAAAATCCAAAAGTGGTCAATCCTACTATGACTAAATTAACCGGCAGGACATTTACCGAAACACTGGAAATTGGCTGGGCTAAAATCAAACTGGTGCTTAACGGCATACAGGTCGGGCTATGGAAAAAGATTGCGCGCGTAACCACAGGGGTTTGGCGAAAAATAAGTCGTAATGATAACTGATAATTATATGGACAAACAAAAATATCAAATTGCTGAAACCAAAACAAGAAAACTGATTTTTAATGAAATATCTTTTATTTTGGCTATTATTGGAGTTGTATTAAGTGCGTTTATTTATTTGACTGATCCGGCGAAAGAAAACAACACGGCATTGCAGTTGCAGGATCAACGCATTACGTCGCAACGAGAAATTATTGACGCGCTAACTAAAACCCAGCAAAACGACACAAAAGAATTAAAAGAAGCCGTTAAGGATTTAATTGATCAAATCCAATTACAGCAACAGGATATAACAAGATTATCAACCATAATTGAGGAAAGAATACCTAAAAAATAATAGTATGAATATTATTACAATTAACAATGCAAATCTTGGCGGTATAGCAGATAGCAAATATCAAGGCCAAAAAAACTCCGTTGCTGAAATGGTCGGGTTTGATATACACAGCGAGCCGGGTATTTTAAAAAATAATCAGAAACTAACCAAAGAAAGCGGATCAACCATTGACGATTTAGTTAAAAAGATATTGCCTTGCTCGGACGGAAACACTTATTTATTCGGATCAACCAACGGCAAGATATGGAAACGAACCAGCGCTGGCGCTTATAGTTTAGAGGCCACTGCTTCGCCGGCGGCCGGAAATGTTGGTATTTTGGACGCATACGAATATCAGGGCTATATTTATTATTCAATGCAAAGCCGACTTGGCCGTGTAGCCGTTGGTGCGCCGACAGATTGGTCAGGCAGGGACGATAATTGGCAGACTTTTGCAAATACTGACGCAGATTACCACCCTTTTAAAGAAGTCAATCAGGTTTTATATGTTGGGGACGGCAAAGATTTAGCGCAAGTTGACGCCGGAGTTTATTCGGCCAGTGCGCTTGATATTAAAACACCGCTTCGGATTAAGAGTTTAGGAAAAATGTTGACTGATATTTTACTCGGGACTTTTGTCAATGTTTATAAAGTGGCCACAGAGATTTTTCGCTGGAATACTTGGTCAGAGAGTTATCAGGTTGGCGACGAGATACCGGAAGTCGGGATTAACTGTTTCTTGGCCACAGATAATTTTAATTTAGTTAGTTGCGGACAGAAGGGGCATATTTATTTATATGACGGCTCGCAGTTAGACGAGTTTAAAAAGATACCCGGAAATTGGCTTGGCACAAATACAGCTATGATCCACCCGAACGCCAGTTGTAATATGAATGGTTTGCCTTTGTTTGGTTTATCTAATGTTAGTGGAAATCCAGCCAGTCAGGGAGTTTATTCTCTTGGTGGCTATGATAGAAATTATCCAAAAGTTTTAAACCTTGAATGGTTAATATCAACCGGCAATTCGTCAGGAGTAGATATTGGGGCAATAGAAATGGTCGGCACTGTTTTACTTGTTTCTTGGAAAGACACAACCGGATCAACGACTTATGGAGTAGATAAAATTGATTTAACTGCCAAAGTAACGAGCGCTTATTTTGCAACGAGGATTATCAATGTTAATCGTGATACAAGCAAAACGCTTTCCGGTTTTGTTGGTTATCGTAGCTTGCCAAATAACGCCACAATTAAAGTTTATTATAAAGTTAATCATTCAACTGGGGCTTGGGTAGAGGCCACAACGGTTGTTGACACTATAAGAAATGTTGTTTATTGCAAAGAAACTTTACCGGAAGCAACCTCAATCCAAATTAAAGTTGAAAGTAACGCGGCCACTGGGGCTTATGTTAATAATGCGCCGGAAATAGAATTGGCCGAGTTTAGTTTTGAATAAAATATATGCCAGTAAAAAACAAACAAATTGATCCGTTCACTAATATAGATTATAAACCAGTGCAGTCAGCTTCGGAAAGTGATCAAACCAGCAGTCAAGGTGGAGTTTTTTTGTCGCAGTTAAGAGAATTGAATGTCGGGCAGGGCGGCGATAATGTTTTTAGGGCAGACAGCTCGGGTTTTTGGGCTGGGGCAAAGACATTCGCCACCGCGCCGTTTAGTGTTTCAATGGCCGGAGTATTGACAGCCAGTTCAATTATCGTAACCGGTGGCACGATAAAATACGGTAAAACTTCTTTTACCGATACCACTCACGGCGGATATTATCTCGGCTCGGAAGGTATTTATTTTGGTTCGGCCGCAGACGCTACAAAGTTAAAATATACGCTGGCGACTGGCGCATTTGATTTTATAGGCACGGTTTCAGGGCGAGATACTTCAACATTGGCGTCGGCAATAAATAGCAGTGGCAATTTAGTTTCTGACTTAATCAATGCTCGTTTAGATACAGCCACCAAAGAGATTTTAGGCGATTTTACTTTCGGAGTTTCGGGGGCAATAAAAATGATAACTGATCCTGACAATGGATTGTGGATTTCGCCTACCGGCATTTTGGGTAAAAAGTTAGGATCAACAACTTTTGCCATTGATACAGGTGGAAATGCGGTCTTTGCCGGCGATTTAACTGGCGCGACTGGAACATTTAGCGCGTCAATCGCTATTGGCACAGGCAATAATATAATCAAAGCGAATAGTAGCGACGGTTTATCGGTTGGACACGCGACTTTTGCGTCAGCACCTTTTCAAGTTTCATTAGCCGGCGCGGTTACCTGCACGAATATTACTATAACAGGCGGATCGGTTGCTTGGTCAACGATAAGCGGAACAGGGACGCCGGACGACAATGCTGATGTAACGGCGGACAATAGACAGGCGGTTGCTTGGTTGACTGACGCTGGGGCTTTGGCGCTTTTGGACGCGGTTGATTTATCTACAACGCAGGTGGCAAATAAGGTTCTTGATAATATCGCGGACGGCGCGACTTATAGCAGGGTTTTAACTTCCGATATTTCGTCAGGCCATATTCTTTTGAGCGCTTGCTCGGGGACACTTGATAATATCGCGGACGGCGCGACTTACGGAAAGGTTTTAAATACAGCTATATCGGCCGGGCTGATTTTATTATCGCAGGCGTCAGGCAATTTGGACGATATTGCTAACGGCACAAGCTACGGCAAGGTTGCATTAACCAGCATTTCAAGCGGAAAAATTATCGTGGCAGGCCTTGATAGCGGAGTAACGGCAAGAATGTTTGCAGACAGCACGGCCAAAAGCACGGTTGAGGGCTGGCGGCACTCGTCAGATTTAACTATGATTGACGGTGGCGATATTTACACCAGTTCAATTACTGCTTCAAAAATCAGCGTTACGAGTTTGTCGGCCATATCGGCCAGTTGCGGTTCTTTGAAAGTCGGCGGTTCGGGAAATGCTTATGGCACATTATCGGTTAGGGATAGTAGCGACAACGAAATAGCCCTATTAAATAATAACGCGATTATAGTCAGGCAAAACAAAGCGTTTGCGGCCGAGAGTAGCAGTAGCGGAGTTTATACTCAATTTTATACCGCCGGCCTTAATGGCATAATTGAAATTACCGACAATACGAGCGGAAGTTTTGGAATAAAGGACGACGACAGCTCGGAATATTTTATGAAGTGGACTTATTATGATATTGAAACTTGGCGGACAATCTTGCCTATGGTTTCCGGTATTGATTTAGGATCGTCAACATACAAGTTTGATGATGTTTTCTGCAATACAATGAAGGGGCTTTATGGCGAGATTTATCTTGATCAGGCCGGCAGAATACAGGTAACCAATCATTTTGATCCGTCAGGGACAGGCAGTTATAACTTGGGCGGTTCAGCAAGATACTGGAATGATGTCAGTTATAAGACTTTAACTGATAGAGGTTGTCTTGGCTGGTTTGACGAAGGCGTGGAATTAGCCGACGGCCGGATTGTTTCAGATATTGAGGCAATAAAAGCAATTCAAAAACACCCAACGAAAAAAACTATTTACGGCAAACCAATGCTTGATTACAAAACACTGCCAAAGGTTTGCTATAAGCCGGCCGCCGATCACGACGGAAAATTATTTGCGAGGGATAAAAACGATAATCCGTATTTTATTGAAAATGGCAAAAAGGTAATGGCGCAGGACGGCGCGGAAATGACAGCTTTGTTTTCAATAATGATCGGCAGTTTTAAGGAATTGGACAGCAGATTAACTAAAATAGAAAATGCCGTGAATAAAAGGTGAAAAATTAAAAAAATTGTGTTATAATATAATTATTAACTTAATATTTTATGAGTAAAAAGACAAGGATTGAGAAAACCGATCAAGTAACGCTCGCGGAAAGGGCGAACAGATACTTGAACGAGAGCAGTAAAATCCTAAAAAAATACGGATTATTATTGCAATTAACAGTTAATTTTCCTCGCCGTTTCCGAACGCCTATTTTGAGCCGTATTGCGCTTTGGATAGTTTCAAAGCAAGGTGGTTATTTGGACATTCGGTTTAGAGATATGAGGAAACAATAATTTTATGCCGCAAGATTTCTACAAAAAAGACGGAAGCTATTATCTGACTACTGGCAAAAAGATACTCAATACTGACGAACTTCAAGGGTATGCAAAAGCCGGTGGCAAAGAAATCGCCGCACCTTCAACGCCTGTAAATAATCAGGCCGGAACTCCCAGCGCTTCCACTGGGGGGCAGATTTATACTATCCAAAAAGGCGATACTCTTTCCGGTATTGCCAAAGCGCAGGGAACGACTGTCGCAGAACTCTTAAAATTAAACCCAAATATCTCAAATCCTAATCTTATTTATTCAGGAAAATCTTTAAATATTCCGGGCGCGCAGGGCGTCGGAAGTAATGTGCCTGATTATTCACAGGTCAACTCTGTTAATGACGCTAACAATGCTATCAATGCAGGCCAAGAAAAAGATGTAGCTGACGCAAGGGACGCTGAAAATCCGCCAATAAAAAAATCGTATTCTGAATTAAACGATTTGTTAAACAATATAATCGGATCAACAGCGCCAAAAGATACAAGCAAAACTAATTTAGAGGATTTAATGGGCGCAGTTAAACCGTCAACTGAAAAGCCGGCGCAAGTTAATTTGGTTGATACTTACGAGGATTTAAGAACTAAATATGGTATTGCCGATTTAGAACAGCAGGCCATTGATTTGCGAGCGCAAGAAGCTGACTTATTGGCTATCAAACAGCAAAGAATAAATGCCGAGAAAGGTAAAACAGTGGCAATGAATGTCATTGAGGGCAGAGTTAGCGAAACCGAAAGGCAGGAAAATGAAAGAATTGCCGTTGTGCAGAACCAGCTAAAAAATATAAACGATCAACTGACAACCAAATACAATGTGGTTAATACTCTAATGAACCTAACCGGTCAAGACTATTCAAACTCGGTTGACGCTTACGATAAGGAATTAGCGAACAATATCTCAATGTTTAATATTTTGCGAGGAATTGACGAAAGCGCCAAGACAGAGGCCGAACGCCAGCAAGATAATGCCCGATCCTCTTTGCAAATTATTTACAACTCTATCACTTCCGGCGGCACTGACATAAAAAATATGCCGGCCGAAACAAAAACACTTATTACTAAACTTGAAGCGCAGGCAGGTTTGCCTTCCGGCTTTTTTGCAACAATGCAAAACAAAAATCCGAAAGCTGAAATCGTGGCCACCTATAACTGGACAGGGGCAGATAATAAAGAATACGCCAGCGTTTTAACCAAAGACGCGACAACTGGCGAGATAACAACCAGCAATATTGTTTTAGGAACTGCCAAAGCGTCAAGCGGATCGGGTGAAAAGGCCACCGAAGCAGAAATAAAAGTGTTTTATAAACAATCAATGCAGTCTGAACTCAAAACCGTTGCCGGCACGGACGGAAAAGTGTCGCCGTCTGATTGGTCAAAGGCGCGTCAAAGCTGGGCGTCTAACACTCCGTATAATACGGCTGATTTTGACGAGGCGTTTAGAGGTTATATTGATCCGAGCCACCCGCAGGATTATGCAGGTTTTGAAATCTACAAGCCGGGATTTATTAAAAAATCTACGACTGAACTCCAAGCAGAAGGCCTTGATTAGGAATAACATTAAAAATTATGCCAATTTATCCAAACAACCCATTTCAAGGATTGTTTAGTGGCGATACGACTACCGAAAAAAAGAAAACCGCAACTACGGTTAAAAAAGGAATACCGGAAAATCCGTTTGAAGGTTTATTTAATAAACAGCCAGCGCCACAAACCACCAATGAAACAAGAGAGCTTGATCAATACGGCTTGCCAAAGTCAACTATTTCTGCCGCGCCGGCCAAGACTGCCGAACCGGCAAAGACAGAAACATTTTGGACAAAAGTCGCTAAAACTGTGCTACCAAAGAAATTGGAAGTTTATTTTGGTTTGACTGAACCGGCAGAGCCGACTATTGCTGAAAGAGTTAAAAGCGGATATGCACAGGGCTATGCTTATGAGGATTTAAAAAAATTACAGCAGGAAGTAGAGGCGGAAGCTGGAAAAAAACAAACAGCCGGCGAAGTATTAAAAGAAACTAAACCGGAAAAATATTTGCCGTTTGTGTCGGCCATACCTGATATTGTGTCGGCCTATCAAACTTATCAATCAGCCAAGAGAATTGAAAACAACGAGGAAACTATGGTTGATATTTACAGGTTGGCAAAATATAAAGCGGAAACAGAACGCGATCAAACTTTCGGGGCAAAGGTTGTGTCGGTATTGACAGAGTTGCCGTCATTTGGGGCTGAATTATTGTTGACTGGCGGTATTTTTAGTGCAGGAAAAAAGGCCACCGAAAAAGCCATAACTGAAACGCTGACAAAGGCGCTCGGCAAGACGGCCGGCAGGATCATATCAAAGTCGGCCGCAAATATAGTCGGCGGAACTTTGCAGACAATTCCGGCAAGATTTACTGAAATAACAGCAGGGACTATTCAAAATATGATCCCTGATTATCAATTTGAAAAAAGCGAACTCGGGACTTTGCAACCGGTAATGACTGGCGAAGGGGACGATCTATGGAAAGCGGCCGCCAAGTCATTAAGCAATCAATGGGTTGAAGTCGTATCAGAACATTCGGGCGGTATTTTTGACGAAATATTAACACCAGTAAAAAATCAACTTATGAAGGTTGGTATTTTAAAGGCGTTTTTAAAAGCTAATCCGACAGCCAAGTCAAGCGATTTTATGAAAATAGTTAGACGCGCAGGTTGGAATGGAGTATTGCAAGAAATGGGCGAGGAAAGAATAGGCGAACTGGCCAGAGGAGTATTAACTCAATTTGGATTAAGTGAGGACGGCTGGAAACTTCCGACTGCCGAGCAGTTAGCAGTGGAACTTGTCAGCTTTTCAATACCCGGAGTTATGATTGGCGCTACAAACAGGGGGCTTTCAAGCGGTGAAACAGGCGAAACAAAAAAACCGGAAGTTAAAAATCCGGCCATTGAAGCGGAAATGGTTGTCGGGGCGAGGGATATTTTGGCCGTAAATACAGGCGCGGTTGACACTGATCCAAACGCAGTAAGAGTTTTGCAGGATATTTCAAGGGATTATCAGGAAAAAATGGCCGAGAGCGTTTTTGATGTTTATGATCAAGAGGAAAATAATTTGGCCAGTATAAAAGTTATTCAATACCCGGACGGTAAGTGGGGCTATTCTTATGAATTATTGCCAGCCGAAAACGGTATATTATCAGATTTTAACGCCAGTAAGTTGCTGGCTACCAAAGAGGAAGCTGTGGCGGTGGCCAAGCAAGAGGCCTTGCAATACGCGAAAGAGCAGATAAACAAAGTTTCCGACGAGGCAAAAGCTGATCTTGCAGAAATAACAAACCAATTAAATAAATTAAATCCGAGTTTGGCCGTGCCGATTGAAGTTAGAAAAAATATCAAAGAAGCAGAAAAGCCAAAAACAAACGAGGAACAGTTGATTGAGGAATTGCAGACAAAAATAATGTCGGGCGATACCGAGTATTTAGATAAAATGAGAGAGAAGGCCAAAGGCAATAAGCAATTATCAGAAGTTTTAGAAGGGGCTATTGCCGAAGCGCAAAAAAAAGCTGATCAGGCCGGAAAAGAAAAAAAGCCAAGCGAAAAAAAGAGAGAAATAAAAACCGCTCACGACGCCGCGCTGGATTTAATAAGGGCTTATGTAGAGCGAGGCGATAGTTTAAAAGATTTACAGTCAGGCGGAATGGGTGCTTATGGTAGTGATTACGGGGCAAGCATTGGTGGCTTTGTTAGTGGTAAAGCAATCGGAAACAATAAAGTAGTGGTTGAAAAATTACACGGCAAGGAATTAGACAAGCCCGAGATTTTTTCATTATCAGCTTTGTATGACGAAATAAAAAAAGAAGCAACCGAAACACAAAAACAAAAGGTTGAGAAAGCGGTTAAAGAAAAGCCGAAGTCAATAAAAGAAGTAGCAGAGGAAACAAAAATACTTGAACCGAATGTCAGGCGTATTTTAGGAGTGGGCGCGAAAGACGGAACTTTTGAGCGCGTTGATAAGGGCGTTTATGTTTTAAAAAAAGACGGCAAACAGCTTGCCTATGTTGAAACTGGCGACGCGGTTGAGGTTTTGCCTCGCTTGGCCAAAGAGGGATTTAAGGCCGATATGATATTTTTAGATATTCCCTATAAGACACCGGCCGTAATTGGTGGCAATCGTGGCATTAAATACGAATACATAACACCCGAGCAGTTTAAAATAGTCGTTGACGCCGTGAAAGATATTGCTCGCGCCGACGATACTCCGGTTTTTTATATGTATAGTCAAGCGAAATCAGGCGAAAAGGAAATGCAGAAATATAATGACACAATGACTGACGCCGGATTTAAAGCGGTAGCAAGGGGCGAATATACTAAACTTCAAAAGGACGGTATAACTCGCGTTCGCAATATGAGAGGCAATATAATTGAGCCGGAAGGAATTATTTTATTTACAAAGTCAGGCGAGGCCAAAATGGACAATCCTGATTTAAACTATAAGTTGATTAGGCCGAGAGGTTATCAAACAGAGAAGCCGGCCGAAATGGTTAAGGCCTTGATTGAGATGTCAACCAAAGAGGGTGAAGTTGTGCTTGATCCGTTTGCTGGCAGTGGGGTTGTGCCGGCCGAAGCAGTCAAGGCAGGGCGCGAGGCGGTGGCTATTGAAAAATCAGAAAATGCGGTTGAGGAAAATATTAAACCACGAGTTGAGGAAGCGGCCAAAAGTAATCGCGCCATAATACTTGACGAATACAGAAAATCTGTTTTGCCGGAATTGAACACAAGTGAATTGTTAATTGAAGTTGACGGATTTGTTGATAAAATAAGAGAACTTGATCCAAAAGACGAAATTGACGCTATACACATAAAACACGGTGCTAAATATGAGGCGACTGTTTCTTATCCTCATTCATTGGGGGAAAATGGAAACCAAACTACTTTTGATTATGCTAATTATCCGAACGCAAAAGAAATACACGACGATTTAATTGACACTTACAAAGAGTTTAAAATTGAAGTTAATAAACCTTTAACTGCTGGGATAGTTGCGAAATCAGGACGCGACGAAAATATTGAGGCGGCTATTGATAAAGTTTTGAAGCCAGCAGTAAAAACAGAGAAAACTACAACGCCTCGTTTTGCTAAGCCAAAGGCGGAAATTAAGATCGGAAAAAAGGTAGTGCCGGCTCACGAGATTGCCTCTAAAATTATGCCTAAACGAGCCAGTTTGCCTATTTTAAGCGAGTTTAAGGTCAAAGACGGCAGATTAACCGCAACTGACTTGGAAATAGCGCTGACGCTCAATTCTGACTTGCCAGACGGTATGTATAGAATGGTTGGCAAAGACGCTATAAAAACCGACACTGATCCGGCCGAGTTTCCGATTATGCCGGAAGTCAAGGGCAATGTGGTATTAACTGCTTTGTCAGATAATATTCAACAGACACTCAAAGAGGCAAATATTTCAACGGCAGGTTCGGGATCGGCTCGTTTTGAATTAACCGGAGTATTATTTAAAATAGAGGACGGACAAGTAGTTGTCGCGTCAACTGACGCTTATCGTCTTTATATGAACCGGTTGCGCGGTAAGGTTTCGGGAAGTGGCAGTTTTATATTAAGTTCTACCGATAAACTTCAAAAAGTTATTACGGCATTAGGCGGTAAGGTTGAAATGTCTTTTGAGCCGTCCACTGACAATACAAGCGGTTATGTTAAGTTTTCCGGCGAGAATGGCAACGCCGTAGTCAGAATGATTGAGGGCGAATATCCTGATTTTAAACAAATAATAAACTCTTATAAAAAACGCTACTCATTAGAAAAGCCAAGACTGATGTCGGCTCTCAAAGAATTAAAACCATATTTTAAGGAAATTGGATTTAACAACGAGGTTAGGATAACTTTCAATGATAATAAAATGACTTTGGTCGTAGAAAAGGAAGCTGACGAAGCGCATAATAAAAAAGCAATAAAAAAAGAAATAACTATTGATATACACGGATCAAGAGAGGTTGACACTGCGGCCGGAGTTTATAGCGACGGCGTTATAGTAATGCCAATAAAAACTGATAGCGAAACAGTTATCTCTCTTAATGGAAATTATTTAATTGACGCTTTGAACTCTCTGCCGGACGACGCGATTTATATTTATACAACTGATAGTCCGACAAATCAGCCGTCGTTTTTTAGCAATATAGGCGAACTGGCCACGACAGAGGCGAAGCCGGCAACGATAAAGGATTTTTACGAGTTTTCAACTCCGGTTGAGGAAGCCAGAGCAAAGTTTAGGGATTTATTTAGCGAAACGGAAGTCGGCTTTATTATTAACAATAAATTATTAGAGCAGGACTTTGCCGGTCAGTGGAGTAGGACAAACCGTTTCGGTTGGAAATCTATCAATCAAAAATACAGGTCGCTGGTTGAGTTAATTGAGAAAGACGGAAAGGTATCAGACAGGGTGCTTTATCACGAGGCATTTCACGCCTATTTTAATACTTTCTTATCAAAGAGCGAGAGAGAGGCGGCCTTGAAAGTCGTCAAAGAAAGCATAATCACAAAGCCGGCAAGATTTTTGAAGGATAAAAAAGTTTATGACACAGAGGATAAACAGGCAGAGGAATGGTTGGCTGATGATTTCGCGCGTTATGTTGCCAACAAGCAAAGCGTCAAATATGGTGGATTAAGAGGGCTATACGAAAAGATATTAAATAGATTAAACCAATGGGTTAGAAAGAGCGCAAACCTTGAACAGATTTATAATGATATACTCGGTAAGGTCAGAAATGGGGTTTATTCGGCTGATCCGCAAACACGAGGATTTGCCCGAACAAAAAGACGGCTTGACGAGGCCATAAAAAATAATGACAGAGCAGAATTGATTGAGCAATTATTAACTGAAATTAGATCAGATAAAAAGATTATAGCGCCGTCCGGCTATGCCAGTGTTGGCGCAGATAAGTTGGGAAGTTTTGAGGACTTATCAGCTATAAAAAATAAAACAGCAGAGGAAATAAAGATATTTGAGGAAGTAAAAGGATTGATTGAAAAATACGCCAAGTCAATCGGTGAGGATTATTTACCACGCAACGCTCTCGGCGTTTATTATCCCGAAACAACAAATGTTAGAATTAAAGGAATGAATAATTTATCAGTGGCCGCGCACGAAATTACTCACTTTTTAGATTTTGCCTACAACATAACCGATCAAGTAATGGGGATTAAAGGGTATGCGGTTGACGGCAAACCAATTTATGAGAGTGGCACTGCTAAAATGAGAAAAGAAATGACAAACCTCTACGAAAAATACTATCCGGGCGGGAAAAGAACACATAAATTAAAAAAGAGAATGATTGAGGGGTTTGCCACCTTGCTTGAAAAATATACCGAGCAACCGTCCAGCATAACAGCCGAGTTTCCAACCATAGTCAGAGAGTTTTTGACCAGTGAAGGCAAGTATTATAAACCGGTAATGGGTGATATTATAAGAGATTTGCGCGGTATAGTCGCAACCTATCAAGGATTGCCAGCATTAGATAAAATCGGCGCTCGCGTTATCAATGATAAAGTTAATGTAAATAAAGACAGCTTTTTAAACTTTGGTGAAAAATTAAAAACTGAAATTGCCGACAACATTTATCCGATTGAAGTTTTGGCCAAAAAAACAGGGGTGCATTTTACTAAAAGCGATCCCTCTCTTTGGGTTAGACAATATAATAACTCAAATGCTTTAATTAACAATAATTTACTTGGCAAACGCGGTTATTGGGGCTGGCGCAATGGCGAATTAGTAAAATTACACGATTTTAACTGGAATGATTTAATCAAAGAATTAAAAGACGACAAGACAACCGACGCTTTCGGATATTGGCTGGTGGCCAGACGAGAGTATTTTGCTTATAAAGAGTTAGACGAATTAAAAAAGAAAGTTGACGATTTAGCTCAAATTATAAAAGAAGTTGGATCAGAGGAAGCCGGTCAGTCGCTATTAAGTGATTATAGAGAAGCGCAAAAAGATTATCAGGACGCAAAAGCGATTTTAGACAAAGACGGTTTTACTGAAATAGAAGTTAATGACGCTTATCTTTTGAATAAAGAACGCTTTGAGGAAGTGGCTAAAAAATATGATATTTTGGTTAGAGAGGATTTAAACTTTCTTAATGATCCCGAAGTTGGACTGGTAAATAATACTGAATATAATCAATTAGCTTCACAAGAAGGTTATGCTTCATTTAAGCGATATTTTTATGACGAGGTGGTCGGTGAGGAACAGGTCGGAGTTGGCCGTGTTAGATTTGGATCAACAAAGGTTTCCTCAATGCTAAAAAGAACTGGCTCACAAAAACCAATTATCAATCCGTTAATGTCCGCCTTGAAAAATCACGCTGAAATTACGCGCAAGGGATTAAAACAAACAATTTATAATAAAATGGCGCGAGTGGCTATTGATAACCCTGATTTGGGCTTATTTCAACGCTTACAATTAAAAGCCGTGCCGGATAGAGAAGGACGCTTTTTATATCCACAAGAGAAAGACGCAAATATAATTATGGCTCGTTTAGGTTATAAACGAGTGCCGATTTTGACAGATAGCACAATTAAGAAAACTATTGACGAGGTGCTTGATTTTCACAATATAAATATTTTTGAAAACTTATTATTGGCTGGCAGTCGTTTCTTCACCAAAGGCACAACTGGTTTATTTCCGGGCTTTGCTTTAACAAACTATGCCGTTGATCAGGTTACGGCGGCCGCTCAAACTCGCGAAAATTATATACCACTATACTCCCCGCTTAAAAAATTAACAATGGCATTGAATAGTGATAATCCACAGCACGCATATTATCTTGAATATATGATAATGGGTGGCGAGCGTCAAACCTTCGTTGGCTGGCAGGATTTATCCCCGAATGAATTATTTAATAGAATGAATAAAGAGCGAGAAGGTATTTTGAAGGTGGCTGATTTAATAAACTCCGGTATGGATATTTTTGCTATACCAGCCAAGTATTCTGAAATAGCAACAAGAGCAACCGAGTATGTGTCAGCAAGGCAAAGTGGTAAAACTCCGATTGTAGCGTTAGAGGAAGCCGGCAGAGTAACCGCGCCTTTCCACCATATAGGGCGTTGGGGCGGTGGACGAATAGGACAAGTTTATATTAAGTCAATACCATTTTTCAATCCGGCAATACAAGTATTATCACAAGCGGCCGAAACACTGGAAACAAAAGAAGGTCGTCAAAGATATGCCTTCGTTACGCTGGCAGTAACGGCGGCGTCTATTGCTGGCGTAGTGGCAATTATGGCCAGTGGCACAGACGAGCAGAAACAACTTTATGCCGACTTAAATCCCGACGAATTAAACAAATATATTTGGTATCCTAACCCGAACGGAAAAAGTTTAATTAAAATCCGCGTGCCTGATCAAATGGCCGTCTTTGGGACTTTAATCAATATGGCTTGGTCAGATAAAGTGTTTAATTCTCACTATACTGCCGGCGAGTATTTTAATGCCGGTATGTCTTGGTTGCCACAACAAATTGATATTAGTTCGCCAACGCGTATGTTTATGGCGTGGATACCGCAACTTATAAAGCCGGGCGCTTTGACTTTGGCCGGAGTTAAGGATTGGCCAAAAATTATGCCTCTTGAAAGTCAAATGCTTCAAAATAGAGCGCCTGAATATAGATATAATGAGGCAACTTCGCCAGTCGCAAAGTGGCTTGGCAAACAATTTAAACTATCGCCAATTAAAATTGACTATTTATTAACTGGCTATTTAGGCCGTGCCATAGGGTTTTTGACAGGCAAGCCGGGTATTTATAATTCTTTTAAATCTTTGAGCCGTGAGTATTATTTTACTTCCGGTCGTAAAATACAAACATTCTACGAATTGAAAGAGAAAAACGATCAAGATTATGAAGCGTGGCGTAATGGACGCGAGGACTTTAAATTAGGCGAAAGAACTGCTATACTGAAAGAGAAAGCGAAACTCAAAGTTATCAATGACTTAATCGGCCTATATCGCGACATTGATCCTGATAAACAACCGGAAAAGGCCGAAAACTTACGCACTAAAATACTTAAAAAAATTGACGAGTTATGATAAACTGGTGCATAAAAATTACTTTTTCATTATTGGCAGTGTTTATTATCTGCTACGCTCTGCAATGGATTTTGTGGCAGTGGCTTTGGTTGGCAATTCCGGTGTGGATTGGTTTTTATCTTATCCACCGCAAATATGGTATAATGAATTGGAAGTGAAAAGTCGCTTATTATTAACATTAAAAACAAAACTTTATGTTATCAGAAGGACTTACAAAATTGGTTTCGTCCGCTTCAAAAGTAGTTTTACTGCTTTTCTCGGCGGCGTTTGTGATCGGTTTATTTACCGGACACATTAGCGAGGATAGTTTCAAAGTCGGCGCTCTTATGGTATTAACTTATTATTTCACGAGCAAGGGCGACACGAACCTACCATACGGCGGCAAGTGATTGGCACATTTGCCGGCTTTTTATTAAGCCGGAACTTATGCAAATAAAAACACCAAAGGTGTTGCTTGCCGCAAGTATTATTGCCACCGCCCTGATCATACTGCCAATACAGTTTGACACCGCCAAAGCGCCAGAGCCGGCAATAGACACGCAGGCCGCACATATAGAAATAACACCGCGAGAGTTTTTGAAGGTAGAAATAAAACGGCAGGGATTGACAGAAAAGGACGGAGTTATTTTAAGCGCCATTGTCCAGTGCGAGAGCGGTTGGTCGCAATTTTGGGAACGCGACTTTAAGGACGGACGAAAGAAAGGCGAGGTCAAAGTTTCCAACGGCAACATAGGACTTTTTCAAATAAACAAGGGCGCGCACCAAAAAGAATACACGGCTCTTGGCCTTGATCCTTTCAATGAGTTTGACAATATTACATACGCGATAATGCTTTACAAACGGAATGGTATCAAAGACTGGAAACAATGGTCAGGTCATTGCTTTATCCCCCGACTAAAAGCAAAAGGGATAGAGATATGAACTCAAAAGATTGGCGCAGACAACAGGTAAATAAAAAACAAGAGGCCGAAATGGCAGAGGGTTGCGCTAATGTTATAATAATGATTTTAATAATTTATTTAATAATTAAGTTAATACTATGAGAAAAATAAACAAACTTGTTGTCCACCATACCGCGTCCGGCCGAGATATAACTACGCTGGATATGATAAATAATTGGCACAAGGCGCGCTGGGCTGACTTCCAATCCTCGCTCGGGTTTTGGGTTGGCTATCATTATGTTATCGGCAAAGACTGGATCAAGCAGACGCGTTCTAATCAAGAGGACGGCGCTCACACTTACGGATTTAACAGCGACAGCATAGGTATTTGTTTAACCGGTAATTTTGAAACAGAGCAACCAAACAATTATCAGTTAGAGGAATTGAGAAAGCTATTAGTCGGTTTAATGGCCGAATATGGTTTGAAGGAAAAAGATATTTATTTACACAAGGAACTCGCGGCCACAGCTTGTCCGGGCAGAAACTTGCCACATTCATTGATTAAATTATTGTTGCACCCGGCAGACACGACACCAGCCAATCCGGCATTACTTGAAACGGAAAAACAAAAAATGACTAACTTCATTAACGATATTGAAGCAGTCATAAACAAATATAAATAAAGACAAAAACAAAAAGCGTGGGGATAGAAAACCGGCCTATATGAGCCGGTTTTCTTTTAAATATTTTTCCACTTCGTCAACCGATCTTACTATTAAATAAGTATGGCCTAATTTTTCAATAGTTTGCTGGTAGTCAGTTTGGTTGTCGTTTAATTTTCCTTTTTCGTTTTTGACTTCAATGTGTAGGCACTGGCCGTTTTTAATAAAAATGTAAAAATCAGGACTGCCGGCTTTGCCAAATCTGACAAATGAACCGTGCTGGGCTTTGAAAGCGCCAGTATTATTTTTTTGATAGACTAACTTGCCTGTGTTTTCTAACAGGGCGAGATAGTGTTCAATGGCAGTTTGGATTAAAGTTTCTTTCATAAGAGAAAAGCGACTTTTTTTAGAGAAGTCGCAAAAAACTCTGTTAGTTTAGGCGACTTCCTTGTGAGGTATTTTCCGGTGGTTTTGATTTTTACGCTTTCGGACGCCGAGATTGGGGCAATCCTGCGGCGCGCAATATCGTCTTATCTTAACGATCGTCGCCGACTTTTTACCGAGTTTGCAAAAATAATACAGATCAAATCGTAGCTTCATTTTTACACCTCGCAGTTTGTTTTTGTTCTATTTACATTATATCAAATTGTGGATAACTTGTTAAGAGAAAAAATAAAAATAATAAAAAAACCTTTATTTTACGCTTATTTTAGCAGTTTTTTAATTTTTAATAATTATGCTTCCAGTAGTATTGCAATGCTTCCAGCAGTATGCTATAATTAAATTGCCCTGATAAAATGTTCTTTCTTACTTCTGTCGGTTATGCGACAGCTAAATCACAACTTAATATATTCTTTTTAATGTTCTATGTTTTAATTGTTAAAAAGAAGGTTGACCTAACTATTTTATTTTTTATCAGGGCGTTAGATTATATAAATTAAAATAAAATAAAGGTCGTTAATTTAATAAACCCTAACCAAACAATTATGAAAATCGCCAAAAAAATAATTGAGTTTGCCGGCTACGCACTGGCAATCTATATCGCTATTTTTGGAATATGGCTTATGTTGTCAGCCAGTTGTATCAGTTATGCTGATCAGCACGGTTGGCAGGATAACGAATGTGGCCAAGATAGCTTGTCGCAACTGGTTAGAAAAACACACGCACCGTTAATTCGGCTTGTGTTTTCTAAAAAATGATAATTAAAGTATCTATGGGAAAAAAAGAAGTTTCGGAAGCCGCCAAAATAATTGCTACCAAAGGCGGAAAAGCCACGCTTAAAAAGCACGGCAAAGAGCATTATAAAAAAATGGCTCTCAAACGCTGGGGCAAAAAGAAATAGCCAAAGCGTCTTAAAAAATAATTAAAGGAAATCGTTATGGACAGCAAACAATTATCACAGGAACTTGCACCTTTAAAAATGCAGGTTTCAAAAGCAGTCAACGCCGCGACTGCGTTAGAAATTAAAACGGCGGATCAAATGACATCTGCTACCGATATTTTGGGTAAAATCAAAACGGTTGGCAAAATAATCAAAGACAAAAAGGAAAGCATAACCAAACCTCTTAATGAAGCGCTACGCAATGCGAGGGCTTTTTTTGCGCCTATTGAGGGGCAATGGAATGAGGCCGAGAGAATAGTTAAAAGTAAAATGCTGGCTTATCAGCAAGCCGAACAGATCAAGGCCGCTAAACAGACAGAGAAAATTGAGAAAAAGGTTGAGGAAGGGAAAATGAGTTTTGACAAGGCGGCTGAAAAGATAGAGCAGGCAACGCCGGAAAAAACAGTTGAGGCGAAGTCCGGCGCGGTGCAGTTTAGGACTATTAAGGAAGTTGTGATTGAGGACGAAACAAAAATACCTCGCGAATATCTTGTGCCGGATATGGTCAAGATAAAAAAGGTCGCACTTGCCGGAGTGTCAATAACCGGTGTAAAGGTAGTGGACAAGCAAGTGGTTGCAGGGATTGCAAGATAATTCTATAATAAACTATATGACTACTCAAAGGAAAACGCCAAAAAAATCAAAACCAAAGACAAATAAAAAACAGAGCCGGGCGGTTGCTATTAGAAAAGAGCAAGCCGTAAAAGATTTGGTTAATATGTTTGCCGGTTCGTCAGCGTTGGTTCAAAACGACAAGGCCAGTGAGCGCACTTTAATTTTACGCGTGGCCGAAGCGTTTGCCATACCGGCAACCTGCGTCAATATAATGGGCGGACTGCCTTATATCAATAAGGACGGCCTGCTTTTTAAATTAGACGAATACGACGGCAAAGATATTATCAGCTTAAAAACCAAAATGATTGAATACGCCAAAAAGGGCGGCGACAGAGCAATCGCCGAAGCTGAATTGGTGTTAAAGGGTGGCCGTGAGTTTAACGCCGTTGGCGAAGCTGATCAGAACAGTATTAAATTATCAGCCGTCAAGCAAACGCCAAATATGATGGCCGAAACTCGGGCGCAAAACAGGGTTATCCGCCGGGCAATTCAAGCGAGAATGTTGCGTGATTTATACACTAAACTTGGCGGAAAAAACAATGCTTATGACGATCAGGAAAAAAGAGTGATACAAAACGCTATCCAAAGTTCGGCAGAGGAAATGACAACGGCCGATAATCAGAAAATCAGGGCAGAAATTATTGAGCAAACCGCTTCGCCGGCGCAGGATAAGACAATCAGCAAAAAGGATTTAATGAAATTGTCGCTTGATAAAATCAAGGCGCAGACTGATCCGGCGGAATTGACAACTTATTACGAAAGCATAAACGCTTCCCCTCTTTATTCGCCTGCTCAAAAATCAATGTTAATCGGCGCGATTGCCGAACAGCGAAAAAAGTATGCTCGTAAAAACTAACGCTAATAACACTTCGCCGCGCGGTTATTTGTCTTGGTCGCAAATGTCAATGTGGGAAAAAGATCCGAACCTTTACTATCAGATTTATGTTGAGGGGGCTGATCAGCTACGCACAAAATACCTTGAACTCGGCAAACGAATGGCCACCGGCCTTGAAAACGGCTTTGACGAGGCGCACGATCCGTTATTTGAAACTCTTATCGTTTTTATGCCTAATTACCCGAAACGAGAGTTTGACATTAAGGTAGATTTTGAAGGAATACCGCTTTTTGGCAAGCTGGACGGCTGGAATGGCAAAACAATGACGATCGGCGAGTATAAAACAGGTAAGAATTGGACGCAAGCAATGGTTAATCAATCAGGCCAGCTAACTTTTTACGCTTTCTTGGTGTGGCTGAAATATAAGAAGCTACCGGAAAAGATATTTTTACACTGGGCTAAAACGCAAGAGGACGAAATGGGAAACTTAACCTTGACAGGCGACATAAAAACATTTCATACCGAGAGGCAATTAAAAGATTTGATCCTTTTCTCTAAACGAATTAAAACCGCGTGGACTGCTATTTGTGAATTAGGCAGTTTCGCGGCCAAAGAATAACGACTATGGAAAATAAACTTATCCCAAACTCAACACAAGTGCCGAATATTATAACTGATTTTATAATACCGCAACTGCCGGAAGCCGAAGCGCGTTGCTTATTGTATATCTGCCGGCGCACATTTGGCTTTCATAAAAGCGAGGATCGGATAAGTTTTACTCAATTTATGGAAGGGATTAAGGCAAAAGACGGAAAAATACTTGATAAAGGGGCTGGATTGGCGCGCGGAAGCGTCAATGAGGCATTAAAAAATCTTATTAAAAGCGAGGCGATATTCGTTAGACGCGACAGTAAAGGCAATTATTATCAGATTAACCTTGAAATGGACGCCGACAAAGTGGTTCAGCAAATAGACTGGTTCAGGAAACAGACCAGAAGTGGTATTGCAAATAGACCGCGACAGGTTCGGCTACTGAACCTACAAAAGAAAGAGAAAAAAAGGGAAACAAAGTCTATTGCGGACAAGTCCGCTCACGCAAGATTTATTGAGTATTTTTACAATACTGCTCAAAAAGCAAGGGGAATAAAACTAATTATCAACGGAAAAGACGGCAAGAACTTAAAACGAGTATTGGAATTGAATATTTTAACCGAGAATGAATTGCAACAACTGGCGCTTTATTTTTTGGCCAGTCCATACTATAAAAAGTTTTCGCCGTCTATCGCGACATTTTTATCGGCCGGAATACTCAATGGCCTGATCAATGACTTACGAAATAAAGAGGATTTTTGGAAGGAACTCAATAATTTTTCTTACGCTCGGGACGAAAAACCGAGTATTCAAATAGATAATTCAAATTGCGAAAGTATTGCAGTGAGGTTGGCCGAATTAAGGGCAAAACTCATTGCTGATAAAGTCTTAACATAATTATTATGGAATATAAAACAAAAGAGCAATGGAAAGAACACGCTAAAAAAATGAAAAATATGCGCCGTCGCCGTTGCTTTCAATTCAAAGAAGTTATAAAAGAATTGCGGGACTTGGGCTTTACAGTGGTTGAAGTTTCGCACCACCAATACCGGATCAATGACGCACTGGATATTTTCCCCGCTAATAAAATGTATCACGACAGAGTAAAGAGAGAGAGGGGAAAAGTAGAGGGTCAGGATTTAAGATGTTTTATCAGGCAATACTTTGGCTTATTAACTAATCGTTAAAAATATGGCTAAAAAAATTGATTATCAAGAGGGCAAAATAAACTTTGCCAAAATAATTACTTGGTTTTTATCTATGCCGAAGTATCAGAACGCAAAAGAGGATTTTGTTATCGCTACGCTGGCGCATAATTATCCTGATATGTTTAAAAAAGAGGTTTGTCCGAATTGTGGCGCGTCAATGAAAATGTGGGTCTATATGTTTGACACGCTGGTCGCGGTCTTGCTTTGCGCAATGGCTGTGGCTGTCAGGGAAAAACAGAGGAAAGGCGTTGATTTTACGGTGGCAAATCAGGTCAGAGTGCCGGAATTGGCCGCGACACTGGCGGTAAAATGCAGGACGACAATCGCGTCCAAGCTGGGGTTGGTGGCTAAAGTCAAAGGGCAGAACGGCAAACAAGTGCCGGGCGTTTGGTGCATAACCGAGCGCGGCTGGGCGGCGTTGCGAGGGGAAAGAGTGCCGGCGCAGGTCAGGGTTTGGCGCAAGCAGATTGACGAGCGGTTTGACGATACGATCACGCTGGCAGAAGCGTTTAAGGTTCACCGCGACAAGGTTGAGGCGTCAATCAAGCGCAACAAAGAACCTAAAAATGATTATCGGTCGTTTGCAGACGACTACAATCCGCAGGAGTGGGTCGGCTTCGGTGGCATACATCAAGGTAATTTGGTCTAATTTTATGAAACAGCTAAAAACAGTTGAGCAAATCTACAAACTGGCCAACAAAGGCAAAAGCATAGTATTGGCCAATATGTATCGCAAAGAGCGACGCGTGCCGGCCGCGTTCGTAATCAATTATCAAGCGCATTATCTTGTCGGGATATTGCGAGCCGGCAGGGTGTTTGAGTATAAAAAATTAACCAAGTAATTCTATGTGGACAAAAGAAAAAATACAGGTGTTTGTTTATCAGGCATGCGATAAGTGCGGCGAAAAGCAAAAACTTCCGTCGCTTCCGCCGCTCGGTTCATTTCCGATTGAGGCCGAGTTAAACTACGAAACGGACAAGGTTTGTCCGGCGTGCAAAAAGGGCAATCTAACAAAGGTCGTTTCAGAGGTTAAAATAGTGGCAATCGCCACTAAAAAGGTATGAGAAAAATTATCTATCTGTGCGACGAGTGTCAAAAAGTATTGTCGGACGACAGCAAAATATCATTGCCGCATTTGAGCATTGTATTTGCTGATCATTCGGGCTGGGTATCAAACCAGTTGAATTATACGCCGTGTTGGCGGCACGACAAAAAGGTATCCGGTATCCGCCAGTTTTGCAATGGCGTTTGTTTGGGGCGCTATTTCAATAAATTAAAACCCAAAAAGATTAAGAAAACTCTATGAACGAACACGAACTCACTAACGGCCGCAATCCGTTTTTAGGGGATAAAGACGAATTGTGGACTGCTCGCGACGAACAGTCAAGCGAGGACGAAGTCGCGGAGTTTCTATTTGGATTGATCCGGTTGATAAAGCCCGGCTTTATCATAGAAACTGGGGCTTATTTAGGCGACGCGACAATAGCAATGGCCAAAGCCCTTAAAAAAAATGATTATGGAAAGATAGTTGCGTGCGAGATATTAGAGGAAAGAGTTAAGTTTGTAGAGAATAGGATTAAAGAGGAAGGATTGACAGAAATCGCGCAGGTTTTACAAATGGAAGGTTTGGAGTTAGCGAAACAGTGTAAAAGTATGGTTGAGTTTGCGTTTATTGATAGTTCGCCGGACGGCGCAGTCAGAGGCGCAGAAATTATGGAGTTATTGCCGGCGTTGAAATCAAAGACGCTGATCGCGTTGCACGACACAGCACCACAGCACCCGACAATATCCAAAATGGCCAATTCTTTGCCCCTTGCTAAAATATATCTTAATACACCAAGAGGATTAACTTTATTTATGAGGGAGTAATTATATGGATTTAAAAAAAAAGATTAAAAGAAAACGAAAAGCTATTGGAAACAATGGAAATGACAGAGGCGACAGGTTATTATTATATTTGTTCGGATCAGGTTTATTCAATAGCAAGGGGGTGTGTTTCAACAGAGTTTGTGGCAGAGTATTACATTAGAAAGCAATTTTTATTAAAAGAAATTGTGTTTTTGCAAAATAAACTAATCAAAGATAATAAATAAATATATGAAAGTAAAATGTGGCGACGCAAATCCAAAGGGAAATGTAGAAATGACTTATAAAGGCGGTTGCCGGCAAGTGTTAGAAATGAAAGACGCTTACCGGTGCGTTGGTTGTGGGGGCTGGTTTCATTATGATTGTATTTTAAAGCATTTTGAATTGGAAAAGGGACACGATAACGCGCGTTATGCTTTGGGTAGGTTAAAAGAAATATTAGATCAAGCTAATAGTGGCAGGATTATTATTGATTACGAAACTTTGTTTGAAATAATAGAAAATGGGTTAAAACCAACGGAAAGGTTAAAAAAATAACTAATTTGTGGTATAATAAATATGAGTTCAAAAGCAAAAATAAAAAAGAGGCGACGCGAAAGGTCGCAGAAGCGGGTTGCAGAATATCAAAAACAAGCTGAAAACAGGGAAAAACAAAGGCAAAAGGATATTGATAATTTGTTGCTTAATCCGCAGGAACTTATTAAATAATCGCTATGGCTTACAAGAAAAAAACAAACAAACGAGCGACGGCGCTGATTAAAAATATATCAGAGAACGGAAAAAAAAGCGTCAGCAAAAAGAAAACAAAGAAACAGGCGGCGATTGACGCCGGATATTCTGAAAGCTACGCAAATACAGGCCGGGCGTTCAATACTAAAACAGCGCAAGAGTTAATCGGCATACATTTGTCCGACGAGGTTGTTTATAGCACGCACGGCGAGTTGTTGAGGTCGTCCGAGATAAGTCATTTTATATTTCCGAAGGTAGGGAAAAAGCACCCAATATCCGACGAGCAGATTAAAAAAATAGTGGAAAGCGTGCCGGGCTGTCGGTTAATTTACATAAAACCGGAAAGTTATGTCGGCAAGATAGCATTTTTTCAAGTGCCGGACGCAAAGAGTAGGCGCGACGCGCTGGATATGGCATACAAAGTCAAAGGGGCATACGCGCCGGATAAAGTAGAATTGACGAAACGAAAATATCAGGACTTGTCTAACGCCGAACTGGCCGCGCTGGAAAAGAAGCTAAAAGACTTTTTATTAAAACGATATTGAGATATAATTAACATAGACGCTCTTGTGCTGGACTTATTCAAGCGCAAGTAGGATCGGGCTTGGCTTACTCTCTGCGTTGAGCAGGGGTAGTATCGCAAACGAGCGTTCCCGATTATTGTTGCTCATAATCAGTTTAGCATTAGGCCGTCTATGGCCAACCGGGCGGTGCAGGGGTGTCCGACAAGGTTTAAAGTATTTACCTCATAGCCATTCCTCGCATTATGATCTGCAAGCGTCGGAATAACAATGATCGCCGCCCAAATTAAATATAATTTATTTTAAATAACTAAAACAAATCGCTATGGAAATCATCAAAGCACACTATAAGTTATCAAAGCCGGTTTCTAATTACCGAGAAATTAGAGCCGAAGCCAAAAAGATGTTGCAGTTTATTGAGGAAGGGGGATATAAGGGTTTTTATAACAAGGCATACGCTATCGCTCATTGTCAAGTGAGTGAAACGCCAATGTCTTTTTTTGTTGTCGCTGGGGAGTGCGTAACCAACGACAAGAAAATGAATTGGTATAAAATGTTTGAGGATCGGGTAATTATCAATCCAAAAATTATTGAAGCCGAAGCTAACCGCCGGCTTTTAAATCCCGACGAAAAGTCAAAAGACAAAATATTAACAATACCGAATATAGTTGAGTATCAAGAGCCGTGTATGTCGTTTCCGTATAGGAAGCCAAAGAGGGTAAAGAGGTTTAATTTTATCAAAGTTAAGTATCAAGTGCCTCGCTGGTATGGTTTAAAAACGGTTGAGGCCGAATTAGAAGGCGTGGCCAGTGAGATATTTCAGCATTGCTACGACTTAACACGAGCAAAGAATATTTATTTTGAGAGCGAAACTCCGACAAAATGGTGGGAATTGATCGGGAAAGACAGGCCGGTTGATAAAGGGTCGTCCATAGATAGGGAAAGATTTAATGACACCGGGCTAACTCCCAAAAAAGAAAGGGCAACAAAAATATGAGGTGGAATAATTTAAGGGAAAATAAATGTCCGAAGTGTGGCGCTGATTTGGAATGGCGCGACGCTAATTATAATAAGGTTTTTGTTTGCGTTGATCCGAAATGCGATTTTTATATCAATGACAATAAGTTTGAGAAAATAGTAATGGATATGAATAATAAGGCGTTAGCCACTTAATTTTATGACTACTGAATTAAAAAAGTTTAAAAAGGTTGTTAAGCAAAGGAAGCGACGCAAGGCCTACGAGAAGCAAAGAAATATAATGAATAACAGAAGCAAGAAGCCAAAATCATTGCAGAGAGTTTATAATGCGACAGCTTCAACACGGCCAATAAAGCCGGTTGTCAAAAAACCTTCGTTATGGCAACGAATAAAAGCATTTTTCTATGGCAAAAAAACTGACTAAAATTGAGCAAGAGATAATGGACTTATGCGGCGATATAAAGCCGGAAGTTGTTTTAGGCAGTCTGCGAGATGTCAAAGAGGAAAAGATATTTAGATTTGAGGGCGAGAAGTTTCGTTTTTACGAGCCGAACGGCAAGTGCGAGGAGTTTATAACAAAGATAGGCGAGTTAAACAAGGACGGCAAGCATAATTTTATCGTGCTATTTTCGGCCGCCAACGGCGTCGGTAAAACTGCGGCCGGCGCAAATGTGGTGGCGCATATACTTTGGGGCAATGACAGCGAGAATAAATATTTTGATTTGCCATTATTTAAAAACTGGCCGTTTCCGAAAAAGGGGCGCATTGCGTCCGATCCCGAGAATATAAAAACTAACCTGATACCGACATTAGAGGAGTGGTTTCCGCTTGGCCGGTATAAAGCGACAAAGGGATCAAAGCAGTATAAGAGCCAGTGGAAAACTGACAATGGGTGGAGTTTTGACATAATGAGTTATGAGCAGGACGCGAAAGAATACGAGAGTGCGACGCTTGGCTGGGCTTGGTTTGACGAGCCACCGCCAGAGGCCATTTTTAAAGCTACCGTCAGCCGTATGCGCAAGGGCGGTATTATTTTTATATCAGAAACTCCGTTGTATGCCGCTTGGCTCTATGATCATATCATTGCTAACCCGGATCAGGAATTGGCTAATAAGGGACAGAGGATTTACATTGAGGCAGATGTTGAGGCGGCCTGTATTGAACACGGAATAAGAGGGCATTTAAAGCACGAGCATATTGAGAGAATGATTGCCGAGTATAGCGAGGACGAAAAGCAGGCGCGTATTTATGGTAAGTTTCAACATTTGGTTGGTTTGAGGTTTAAGCAGTTTAGTCGTCCGATACATATTATCCGGCCATTTGAAATTGATCCGCGCAACTGGTGTGTTTATCACGCGCTTGATACGCACCCGAGAAACCCGGACGCTGGCACTTGGATTGCGGTTAATGACAAAGGCACAAAAATTGTCGTTGACGAACTGTGGATAAAGTGTCAGGGGGGGACAGAGGAATTGGCGCGCAGGATAAAGGACAAAAACTCAAATTACAGAATAATCCGCAAATTACTTGAACCGGCCGCGTTTAACGAGGATCAGCACTCAGAACCAAAAGAGGAAACTTTGGCGTCAAAATTGGCCAGTTATGGCCTATCTTATTTGCCGGCTACCAAGTCAAGGACTGCGTCAGACAAGAAAATTGAGGACGCTTTAACCTATCAGAAAGTTAATTTAAACGAGAAAGAGGAGTTTATCAAGTTTCCCGAGATTTATGTTTTTGATACTTGTATGCACACAATTTACGAGTTTGAGCATTATCGCTGGGACGAATGGGTAGGCAAGATAGCGGAAAAGAAGGAACAGAAGGAAAAGACGGTGGACAAAGACGACCATTTTATTGAGAATATAGGGCGTATTTTAATACAAAATCCGGTGTTTATACCAATGCCAAAGGCCAATCAGGGAAGCGTGCCACGCAAAAACTATGATCCGTTTGCCTAAACCCGGTATAACTCTTTTATTTTTTGACGATTTGTAGTATAATTAAATTAACGATAATTTTATGCAAATTAAAACATTCAAAGTAGATAATTACCGCGATTGTCCGGTGTATTATCGCAACTTCGGAACACATTTTGAGTATTTGACAATCATTAACGGCGAGATATACACGGCTCATTTCGCTATATTCCCGACTAAAATCAATTTATTGCTTTATTGGTTAGGGGTAATGCCGGAAAAATACAGCGATCAGCAATACAAGCCGATATTAAAATCTTTAAGACGAATGGCCGAAACCACGATTGACACGATACTGGATAAGGACGACCAGTCTAAATAATAATTTTATGCCACAAGCATTTCTTAACTGCATTAAACAAGGGGGCAAAGTCATAACCAAGAGGGTTAATCAGGACGAGTATATTAAGA